TTCAAAACCCTGTTTTTCCCCGTTCAAAAGCGCGGCGACCTGCAAGAGGATATCCAGAAGCAAGGGCTCTTTGACATTGCCGTCGTTGAGTACTACCCGGCCGAAGGCAAGGAACCGACATTTCAAGGCCCGGGGCTTTCTGATGTTGGGCCATTCATCGAAGCCCTAAAGCTGTATTCATACGAGATTTTCCGTAAAGTCGGAATGGACGTTGACCGCGATAAAAGCTACGTTCAGAGCGGTGCGGCTATCGGCAAGGAATTTGAGAAAGTCGAAGCCTTGCTGCGGTATGGCGCAAAGGCCATGCAAGAGACAGAAGAATTCATATTTAGAACCGCTGGCCGGTGGCTGGGGAAAGATATTGACGACCAAGTAGAGATCGAATACAGCAAAGAATTTCAGCGTGCAGACATTGACATAAAGCTGCAGCGCCTTTTCAACGTATTTAACCTTAATTTGAGACCTATTAAACAGATGGCGCTCAAGGGCATTCTGAAAGAGACTTTCCCAAGCCTACCAGAAGAAAAGATTGAAGAAATGAGCCAAGAGACAGAGGGCAACGCCCCAACATGGCCGCTCCCTAGCATAGATCAAGCGCGGGCAGTCGCAGACGCGGCACCTTCGCTACCAACTCAAAATGAGGTAAGCACTTAATGGAAACAACACAAACGGCACAGCCGGCAGAGACCACGACACAAGAGACTTTCGCGTTCGTCGATCCCCAGACGCGCAAAAGCCTTGCACTCCCACGGCAGGTGGGCGAGGTCGATTTGCAGAAGCTCATCGAAGGCGTAATTGCCAAGTCAAATGAGGACTTCCGCAAAAAGTACAAGAGCGAGATCGAAAATCTCAATTCTCAATTATCGGAATCGGAGAAAATGAAAGCACGTTTAGACGAGCTTGAAAGTCTCACGATCCCGGCAAAAGAGCGCGAAGCCAAGCAAGTACAGGCAGCCATCGAAAAGGCGCAAAAAGAAGCGCAAGCAAAAGCAGAGGCAGCGACCAAGTACGAGCAGGCTTTTAAGTCAGAGAAGTTGAGTACAGAGCTTTTCAAAGCCGCGTCAAAGCACCAGAATATAAGAAATCTGGATCAGGTGGCGACGCTTTTTCAGGCACAGTGCACCCCTGCTGTGGTTGAGGAAAACGGCGAATGGAAAGTGATGGCAAAGTTTAACGGCGCCGAACTCCCCGTCAGCGAAGCGTTAGGCCAGTGGTTATCGCTTGAGGAAAATTCTAACCTGCTAACCCCACAACTCGCCCCCGGAGCTGGCTCGACCGGCGGCACAAGGACAGGCGCGTCTGCATCGCAGGTGCGTAGAGCTGACTTTAACGCCATGAAGCCTGCACAGCAAATGGACTTCATAATCAAAGGCGGGAAAGTCATAGATTAAGGATTTTCAATGGCAATAGCAAACACGCTTACCGGCCTTGTACCTACAATGTATCGCGCGATGCACACTGTATCGCGTGAGAACGTAGGCGCGCTGCCCGGTGCAACTATCGACGCTTCTGCGGCCATGGCTGCAAAAGATCAAACAGTCAGGACACCAGTGGCCCCGGCTGCGACTGCTGAATCAATCACCCCAGCGATGGCGGTGCCTGAGACAGGCGGTCAGACCATTTCTTACATCGACATGACGCTTTCTAAATCGAAAGCCGTGCCGATTCCTTTCTCTGGTGAAGAAGAGCTGTCACTGGGCGACATGTACCAAGTCGTTATGGAGCAGCGCATCGCTCAGGCAATTCGCACGCTCGTTAACGAGATGGAATCAGACCTTTGCACAGCAGCCTATACAGGCGCATCACGTGCATACGGTACGCCCGCCACTACACCTTTCGCGTCGTCTCTCGCAGACGCTGCCGAAATCAAGCGTATTCTGGACGTGAACGGCGCGCCCGGGAAGAACGACCCTAACTATCGGTCATTGGTTATCAACTCTGCCGCTGGTGTGAACCTGCGCAAGCTGACCAACCTGATGACAGTCAACGCCAACGGCTCAGATCAAACTCTGCGCAACGGCATTCTGTTGCCTGTAGTCGGTTTCGGTGTCCGCGAGTCTGCCGGTGTGGTTTCCCACACTAAAGGCGCAGGTACTGGATACGACGTTAACAACGCTTCAGGCGAGGCAGTAGGGCAAACTACTATCACTCTCGACGGCGGTACCGTAAACTCTACCGGGATCAAAGCAGGTGACATTGTGACCTTTGCGACCGATGCAAACAACAAATATGTTGTGAACACTGGTCTCACATCAACGACAGGCGACATCGTTATCGGCAACCCCGGTATTCAGGTGCTGGTGGCAGACACTACCGAGATGACCATCGGCGATAGCTACACTGCAAACTTCGGTTTCAGCAAAAACGCTCTCGTAGTGGCAACCCGCGCACCGGCTATGCCACGCATGGGCGACCTTTCTGTGGACGTTCAGCAGGTAACAGACCCGGTGACCGGCATTGTATTTACGTTTGCCATGTACCGTGGTTACCACGCTGTACGCTTTGAGGTTTCTGCCGTCTGGGGTGTGAAGGCTGTTCAGTCTGAGCACATCGCAGTACTGATCGGGTAACCAAAGGAGAAAAAATGAGCAGAACGAAAGAAGCCCCAGAAGGGCAAAAAGAAGAAGCCCCGAACGTAGACGTAAAGGGGTTTCTTGCGAAGTGTGACACACGCAACAAATCAGGAGAGGCACTGCGCGAAGCGTACAAATCCCTTGAGCAGTTTCAGGAAGTCGCCCGGTCATATGGCCGTGTGGTTACTGTAAACGCAGGGCGTGTAGACCACAACATCCCGGCAGACCAACTGCCATGGATGATCGCGCTCATTAAGTAACATGGAATCGACGTATTGCACGGTGGCAGAGGTTACGACTTATGCGGCAGCCAATGGCGAGCTGCATTGGTCGCAATTATCGGCACAAGATTTGACCGGGGCGATTAATAACGCTTCCGGCTATCTTGTCGGCGATACGTCGATCACCGTTGACGGGTTCGCCGATGATGTCCAGCGCATCACGGCGGGCTCTGTCTTTACCATTGCGAGCGATTCGACATCCACAGAGCACACGATTTTATCGACAAAATACGACAGCGGGACGGTTGAAATATCGTTCACGCCCGGCCTTGCAGAGAAAGTGGCGGATAACGACGTAGTGAACATCCAAGCCACCGAGGCAACAGCCTTTCAAATTCGCTGTGTCGTCCAAGCCTGCCGCGACATTGTACGCTATCACGCGCAAAGGTGGAGCGATGGCACGCTGTGGCTAGAAACTGACGCCCTTCTGAAAAAAGCCAACATCATACAGGCATTATACCTTGCGCGCGTCTTTCAGATGAGGGACAGCGCCGAAAATATCAGCGCGCTCACCGGCGGGTCATATTCTGATGGGGTTGTCTCTATCGAAACCCTGTCAGCTCCGGGTCTGTGCCCGGATGCTCAGGACATCGTGGCTACCGTGCTGCGTGAGAACAAAGACATACTGATGCCGAAACGGGGGATATACGCAGGCCGATGAAAAAGACCGATTGGGCAATCCGGGACCAAAAGCTTCAGATGCTCGACGCGGTAAAACGGGCACAGGACAAGTACGCCTTTTTGGACGATTACCGGTATGCCTTAGAAAAGGACTTGCCAACAGTCGAAGCGGCCATCCGAAAATACGGCGACGAATTGCGCCGTCCGCTGTACCGTTTCTTTGCCGGCGATATTCTCGAAGATGTCGCACAAACTGCACATGATGACTTTCTGCGGTCGCTGCGTCAGTACATAGCTGAGGGTAGATTGACCGCTAATGCTGGTGTGTCTGACAGGTTACTTGACAGCCTGCGTCAGGCCATCGGGCGCAATATCGAGACACTTGTCAGTGGCTCAGACGCCGACATGATACAGCGCGCACGCGAGTTTAAGGCCATCGCCGCAGAATCGGCCAACGCTGCCGTAGTGGCGCAGACACAGATGACACAGCTCAAAATCGAGAGCATCACACGCCGCACCACGGGCGCAGAAGACCTTAAAAAGGCATGGTCTGACCTGCAGGCTCGCTATGGTTCGCGGGATACTGTGAGGTATCGCAACGGCGCGCACTACCCTTTGAATACCTATCTGGACCAGAGGGCAAATACCAGCGCCACAGATTTACACGTTCTTACTACCCAATACGACGCAAGCGCGGCCGGGGTTTATACCGGCAAAATCACGGTACACGGTGCAACCGATTCATGCAGGCCATGGGAGGGCAAGGTGGTATTTTTCACCGCAGCCGGGCGGGATATTCTTTCTCAAAAATTCCCAAAAGCCGCAGAGATGAAGACCGTAGACGAGTTAAGGGCAGACCGCTCGACACATTTGTGGAAGTTCAACTGCCGGCACGGGATAACGCCTTACCCTATTCAGTTTTTCGACGATGGCGACGCAGAGGGCGAAATCAATTCCAGCCTGCCACCATCAGAGAAAGCACTTGAGCGAGCCGATGAGGCATACAGGCGGGCGTCATGAAATTCTACCGCGCGAAATACGAATCAGGTTCATGGAAGATCGGCGCAAAACTGTCCGTCATTGCGTGGCGTTTTCGGTCGATGGTTAAGCAAAACCGTCAAGGGTCTGCGGTTGAATACAGCGGGCAAATTAGCTCGTCTGAGGCCATCCAGCGCGGCACGCACATTGTCTGCGACGATCAGGGGATAATGACGGCCTACGCAGTCGAACCGCTGACGGGTATGTCTGGCATACGTCAGTACCTGCTGAAAGAAGAGGGCGTGATATGACCGTGGAGCAGGCACTGGCTAAAATTAAAGCTCTGCAGGTCAACGCGCTGACACGCGCGGCAGAAGTGGGGATGGTCGCCGTTAAACCTATGATACCCATTGATTCCGGCCGGCTGAGAAACACCACCAAGATTGAGCAGGGCGATGGGTTTGTGGATATGGTATCCGGCGGCAAAGGTTCGGGCGCTGAGGAATACGCAGCGTATCAATACGGAACCGGCAACCCAAGCGACAAGAACCAAGCACAGCGCCACTTGAAAGGCGGGGCAGGTCTGGAGCAATTGCGCAAGCTCACACCACCAGAGATGAAGAAGAGCCTACGCGGGCAGACTGCAGAGGCCAAGTACGGCGCGGCGTATCGTTTCGCCGTTGATATGGACTTGCTGCAAAGGTTCCCCGGTGGCGTTCGGTGGTTTAAGATCATCCTTAAAGACGATCAATTGCAATCAAAAATGATGCGCGTCTATGCGAGGGCAATGCAATGATAGACGATATTGCCGCAGCGTTCAACGCAGAAGACGCCACACTTGACGTGATGGTGTCTCGTGGTTTCGGCCCTGATGGTCTGCCAAGCGGCGCAGACATAGAAAACCGCATCCGGAATAATAAACTGGTTAGGGTTTTGGTGGATGTCAACCCCCGCCCTGACATGGACCTTGCGCAGGCCACCCGGTCGAATATCATGCAAGGATTTCTGATGATGTACTGTTTTGCGAAATCGGATAGTCTAGCGGTCTCGGAGTTAAAAGACTGGTGGACTACGATCGCCGGGGATGGCGGTCGGATTTTGCACAACATCGAGGGGAAAGTAACGCTGGGCACTGTGGAGTTTCTTCATTGGCGCGCAGTAGGGGGCTTTCAGGGGTTTGCGACAAAACACGGCGGTAGCGTGTGGATGTGTGACCAAATGGTCGAATACGCCGCACGCGTGCTGCCATAGGAGAATAAATGGCAATAACAAATGCTCAAATCGCCGCGATTGACAAGCAAAGAATGGAACTCATCTTTGATGACGTCAATCTCGGCGCTGTCAAACCTGATACA